TTCATTTATGTTATGAAGTTACATTTGGCAAAAAGTTTATGCCTCAAAGCAAAACACCTGCCAAAGATGTAACAAAGCAGATGAAAGAATACAATATGACTAGACTAAAAGAAGCTTTAGGTAAATAATATAATATATCTAACCCGGTACTCTTAATCGAGTACTGGGTTTTTTTTATCGCTAAAGCCAATTTTCAAAAAACGTTCGGCGTTGAAAATCATTGGGCGTTGCTGCCGAATACAAATAATAAATAAAAGGAGAAATAATATGTTAAATAAACTACAAAACTGGTTAATGAATGTTGCTGCTAAGTGGATTTGGATTGCAATTATGTTGCCAATTAGAATCATTCTAGGTTTGTTCTTTGCAATTGCTAAGCATATGCCAAACAAGGTTGAATTACCTTACAAAGTTGTTAAGAATGAAGAAACTACAACTAAATGGTGGAACTAATGACACAATACAAACAACATATAATAGATGAACTAGCTAAACTTCAAATTAAATATGCAGAATGCAAAATTGAAATGGATGAATTTATAGCTAGTATAACTAGATTAGGAGTAGATTCGCCAGGCGACATTGAGGAGCATAGATCTAATGCAGAAGAAGCAAGGTACGACTACAAAATATCTAAACATCAAAATAAGTTTTAAAGAAATATTTGATTTACAAGAAATACTACATTTATATTTTCTTGAACAAGAAACATTAAATCATAGACAAACTAAAGATGTTGAATGTTATAATTTAAATGAAAGATTAAAACATTTAGTTGCATTATATGAATTAGAGAATCCTAGCGTAGAAGATTAGTTAGTATCATTACTGCTCCCTTATTCTACGATAAACACACAGTTGCGTTGCACTGTGGGGATTAAGCAACGCACATAGCTATCCCAAGAAATGAGATAGCTTATATAAACAGAAAGAAAGAAATAACTATGAAAGGTATAGCTATATGAAGTCCGTTATCAAAGAAAAAGCTAAAAATCTACGCACAAATGTAGAAGGTGCCATACCTAAGTTTTTTGGATTTTGGAAATATATATTAATTGCAACATTATCAGGAATAAGTTGGGCATTATATTTTATAGGCTTAAGTATAGATATTTGTAATCATTATGTAAAATTTATTAAACAAACAATAACAAAGGAAAAAAATGACTGAAGATGAATTGTTAAGAAGGACTAATAAAAGAACAAGAAGAAATAAAAATACAATTAAATATGGAATGTTTGGATTATCATTAGGTGAAAAAAACTACGAAAGATTACATAATTATTGTACTAAACATAATTTGTATAAAGCTACTTTAGTAAGATCATTAGTAGTTGATTATTTAGATAGAGCAGAACAAAAGGATGACAATGTATAATGTAATACTATGGAAAGATAATGATAACGAAGACATTCATGTGTTTAAAGGTAAACCTACATTTTCAGAACTATATAAACTTATTGGATGTGATTTAATAGAAATCGTACAAGGTTATAATGATGAAGATAAAACATTTGATATGTATTCAGATGAAGAAGCTAAACTTAAAAACACTACATATCCAAACAAAAGAGCAACTAAAGCTTGGTATGCTTGGCAAGAAAAAACTGGTTTTCATTGTTTACCAGGCGACCATATAGCTGGAACTGTTGCTATTGTTAAAAAACTAAAATTTAAACCAAAGGAAATAAATGGCTAATTGTTATTATCATTCAGTATCATCAGTTAGAAAATGGGGTGGTAAACCAAAAGATTACCAACCTATACATGACTGGTTTGATGAATCAAAAAAAATTATTGCACACTTTACTCATAGAGCATTAAGACATCATGCTGAAGGATGTTTTGCTGCCGAAAAAGAGTTTGGTACTACAATAACAAATTCTGATGGTAAAGTTGTTCCTGTCAGACTTATTGCCGAACAACATATCAAAGAAGATTTAGGTTGGATTCCTAGCTTCCAAGATTGGGCAGTACAAATACGAGCAACAAAATGGATGATAAGAGGATATAAAAATGTTGGAAAATAATATCGAAGAAGTAATTAAGTTATTACACAAACAAGGTATAACTAAAATAGCTATAGAATATTCTGGTGGACATGACGAAGGTTCATTTGAAACACCAGTATTCTATCAAGGTGATAAAGAAGTTAATGTAAACTGGGATAAAGTATTTAACAATGAAGATACAACTTATAATGAAGATAATTTTTTAGATCAAATTTATTCTGATTATGGAAGATTAAATCAACATTATAGTTTTGCATCAGAGTATTCATGTTCTGGTACAGTAACAATAGATACTAAAACAGGAAATTTTAATGACAATGGTTTTGAACAAACAGAAACAGATACATATCATACAGGTAATGTATTTAACGAAAAAAGAGAGGTATTTTAAGTGAAACCTAAAGAAAAAAAAGAGTACTTAAAATGGGTAAATAGTTTTGCTAATCAGAAAACTATTACTACAAAAGAAACCAAACCAAAAAAGAAAGGTAAAAATGAAGCCAATAAGAAGTAATGAACTAAACTATCTTGATTGTCTTATCAGAGATAAATTTAGAAACAGAAGACAAAATATTGAATCAGAAATAGAAGCTGCTACTCAAAAACAGACTGATAAAAATTACAAATCATTTGTTGATAAGTTAGGTCTTAAAGCAGAAATAAAAGCTTTTAAAGATGCAGACGATAAACTTAAAAAGTTTATTGCTCAAAAAGAATCTTATGAAAATAAATTATTTGTAGCTAAAAGAGCTGCAGCTGGTAAGCTTGAATCTAAGTTAAACTCTTGGTCTTCTATTAGAGGATGGAAAGGTAACTATAATGATGTAATGTCTATAGAAATAAAAGATTATGACAATATAGAAAATTATTTAACTAAAGCTTGTAAACAAGAAACAGAAAAAGCTGTGTCTAAATTACCTAAATTTAAAGTAAAACATGATTTAGATTTACTTGAAGAACAAGCTAAAAATGTTTTATATTCTGGTAGAGATATAAAAGATGTATGGAAACATTTAGGTAATACATTCAAAGCATCTGGTGTTCCAGTAGCTGCACCTAAAGAGTTTTTACAATTAGAAAGTAAATAATATGGATATAGATAATGAAATTAATTATCTAGCTGAAACTGATACTACCTTTGCAGAACATATGGCAGAGGTAGAATATCAGCGAGATATGATTAAACATTACAAAGGTAGTTATGTAAATCAATCTGATGTAGCTGTATCAAAAGCTATTGAAAATTTTTACGCTTCCGAAAGTTATGTTAATTCAATTAAAACAATTAATGTTCTTAATATAGATCTTCTTAAATTAAAAAACAAAAGAAGAACTGCCGAAATGAAAATAGAAATATGGAGAACATTAGAAGCATCAAGGAGAAAAGGTAATGTATAACGAACAAGAAGTTTACATATATATTGGTAAACAAATTAAACAAGCAAGACAAACTACATTTCAACACAGAGTAATGCCACAAAAAGAATTAGCTCAAGCTGCAGGTTGCACGTTTCAACAAATACAAAAGTATGAGAAAGCTAGTAACAAAGTATCATTATTTAAATTACACAAAATTGCAGAATATACTCAAAAACCATTAGGTTATTTTGTTCCTAATTCAGTTATAAATACCATATCTGGTTGACAGATACCGAAATATACATATACCTAGTGTTAATGACTAACAAGGCACTAGGTAAACAATTTCATAATCAAGTAATACCACAGTTTGTTTCATTAAGAAAAAATCTAGGTATATCACAATTAGAAATGGATGAAATATTAGGTGTAGCCAAAGGTCTTGTATCAAAATGGGAATGTGGTATAAGAAAACCAAGTGGCTGGTTATTCTGTTGTTGGGCAGAAGCACTTGATGCCGAAATTATAGTACAAAAGAAAGAGGTAAAACATGACAGTTAATCCAGAGTTTAATCCTGGTGATATAACAGACGATCCTATTGTAAATGATGTAATCAAAAAAACAATTGATAGACACGTTCAAGGTATGGAGAAGTTTGGGAAAACTATGTCTGAAAACAAAAGACCTACTTCCGAATGGGTAGATGAAACAATTGAAGAACTATTAGATGCTATACATTACTTAACTAAAATAAAAGCTGAGTTTAAAGAGTTAGACGCAGATAAAATTAAAGTTAAAGCAGCTCTAAAAGGTTTAGGAGAAGGAACATCTACAAATGAAGAAACAAAAACCCAAAGTTGAAATAGATTACACACCTTATCATGTAAGACAACAAGCATGGTATATGTCATTACTTAAATTTTATAAAAGTATTGAGTTTAATGAAAAAATATATACTGACTTTGCTACTAAATTGTTATCAGGTAAAATGGAAAAAGAAATTTTACAACAATTAGATAACTTAAGAAGAAAACACAAAAAAATAGAACAAAAGAAATGGGAAGATATAAAACGAAAAGGTGCAACTCGTTTAGGTTTAAGCTTCCGAAATATATACAGGAGTAAATAATGGCAGAACAAAATGAAAGTATACAAGAAATTCATTCAAGAAATAAACATCAAGCTTTACAGAAAAAAAGAATAGAAGTTATAACTCATCTTGCAGGATTACTTGGTTTAACCGAATTAAAATATATACAAACAGAATTACATAATATGATCCAAGACATAGAAAAAAAAAATCATAAAAATGTAGAATCACCAGATAACAGAATGAACTTCCCCAAAGAATAAAACAGAAAGGACTAAATGAACAAAGACTTTGATCGTAAAACAGGCATTGGAGGATCAGATGCCACCAGATTATACAATGGTGATTGGCACGATTTGTATCTAGAAAAAATTGGAGAGAAAGAATCAGATGATCTCTCAAATGTTTTACCAGTACAAATGGGAGTACATACTGAAAATTTTAATATTCGCTGGTTTGAAAAACAAACAGGTATTAAAGTTGTAGGTGAACAAGTCTTTATTAAATCTAAAAAATATCCATTTATGTATTGCAATATAGATGGTGTTCTTAATGAAAAAAAAGCATTGCTAGAATGTAAGCATACTAATGCTTTTACTAATGAAATTAAAACAGCAGAAAAATACAAAGCACAAATACAACATTATCTAATGATATATGGTGCAGATAAAATGTATTTGTCTATGTTTTTTGGTAATATGAAATGGGGATTAGCTGAAGTACTTC